CACCTGCGTTTAATGATGTTAATGCGTCATGGCCTAATGCTATGTTATCATCCCCATTTGTTAGTGATGACAAAACATCTTTTCCAATACCAATATTGTTTTGAGCATCACCACTCAATGATGCAAGCGGAGGCGCAGCACCATCGGGAGAAATTAGAATACTGTCTGTAAAGTTAGTAATATTAGAAATTACATCTGTTAAACCATTAAGTGTAGTAGCACCACCACCTGCTGCATCTTCCCAAGCAACACCGCTTCCTGTTGAAGTTAGGATTTGACCGTCAGAACCTTGACCGCCATTTACTTTGAAGTTCTCAGCATCAACCAAACCAAAGAAAGAATCCTTAAACTTAAGAGATGAAGTTCCTAAATCAACATCGTTATCAACAGGTGGATAAATAGCACCATCTGTAATGTAAAGTTGGTCTGCTTGATTAGCCATAAATCTTAACGAATTACCACTATGGAAGTATTTCACTCCACCTGCATATTGGTCTGAACCGTTGATGAAAAAGATAGCATCATTATTCACATTTCCATTACTATCCTTTTTGAAATTAAGACGACCATACAAAGAAGAAATATCTATGTCGCCTGTTTCATCAAGTGTTCCTGTTATTGTTGGAGTTGCTATTGTTGGTGAAGTTAATGTTTTGTTAGTCAAAGTTTGTGTTCCTGTTAATGTAACATCACCTGTACCATAACTGTAAGACTCAATCTTTTCTTTAATAGCACCGGATGACATCAAGTGGTCGTCAGTATCAACAAACTCAGTTCCTATGTCAATATCATTGAAAGCATGACCGCCAAGTGTAATAGAACCTGCTGTTGTAAAACCACCCGCAGTAATAGTACCGGATGTTGTATCATTACCGTTATTGATTAAGAATGCATCATCAACATTAAGAGTAGTACCGCTTAATGTGAGGTTAGTACCTGCTGAGTGTTGGTTGTTGGGGTGAATATCATCAAACTGTTGAGATGTAGACCAATCTATTACTTTTGCCGCAGTTAAACCACCGACATATCCCCATTGTGTTGCTGATATTGTTGTAGTACCAATGTTTTCTAACTGCGCCCCCTCATCTGCTGTTAAGTTACTTAATTCAGTTACTTGTGATACAGCAATTGTTTTGTTGCTTAAGGTTTGAGAACCCGATAGTGTAGCAACCGTTGAATCAATAGCAACTGTTACTGTATCAGTATTACCGACTACTGTATCTATTCCTGTTCCACCCGCAATATCTAATGTATTACCATGTGCAATAGTTTGATTAGTACCGGAATCTCCTGTTAAGGTAAAAGTAGTTAATTGATTTGTATTAGTGTTAGCCGTCATATCGTCAACAACTAAATCAATTGTACCGTCTCCGTCTTGGTATGTCGCCGCAATTCTTGTTTCTGTATTACTGCTAAACATAGCCCCTACTATATCTTGAACAGCCTCGGTAGTTAATTGTGTATCTGTATTTAAATCATCAACCACCAAATCAATTGTTCCATCCCCGTCTTGATAAGTGGCTGTAATTCTAGTCTCCGTGTTAGAACCAAACATAGCACCTACTATGTCTTGTACTTGTTCGGTACTTAGTTGCGTGTCTGTATTAGTAATAGCACCGGAAGAAGCACCCAAATATCCCCACTGTGTTGCTGTAATTGTAGTAGCACCTATGTTTTGTAATTGGGTTATTTCACCCGATGCAAGGTCATCTGTAAGAGCATAGTTATTTGCACTAGCCGCTATACCATCTAGTTTACTCTTTAAAGTATTAGTAAAGTTGTTTTGTGTAAGCCCACCATCACCGACAGAATATGTTGTGTTTGTATCAGTAGCGTTTACGTTTGTACCACTTATAGCAAGATTGCTGTTTGCTGTCGCAAATACAATAGCCCCTGCGGAATCATCCCATATAAGTAATCTATCACCGTTTGGGTCAGACAAAGATTCTATACCTAAATGACTTAGATTTACGGTTGCATCACCACTTGTAGCACCGCCACTTAGACCCGTTCCGGCCACAACGGAAGTAATGTCTCCTGCGCCTGTTCCAAAACCTTGTGCGGCTATGTAATCAAAGACAACATCTCCTGTTACTAAACCTGCGTTGCCGTTAGCAACTGCACCTGTACCCGATAATGTTGCCGCAGTACCTAAACCTAAATTGGTTCGTGCTGTACCTGCATTGGCTAAGTCTGATAAGTTGCTAGTCTTTACTAATTTTTCACCTAATGAAGTTGCGGTTGTTGTAGCAAAGTTAGCATCATCTCCTAACGCTGCTGCTAATTCATCTAGTGTGTTAAGTAAAGATGGCGCACCATTTGTTATTGCTGTTATCGCAGAAGCATTTGTTGCTACTTCTGCATCCACGTAGGCTTTGATAGATTGTTGACTAGCCACTTTTGTAGCACTATCACTAGCCATATTATCTTCGTCTAAAAGGTCGGAAGATATTGCGTAGTTATTTGCGGAGGCTGCTATTCCGTCTAGTTTTGATTTAAGGGTATTAGTAAAATTGTTTTGTGTTAATCCACCATCCCCTACTGAATATTCGGTGTTAGTATCGGTCGATGTAATAGTTACTGCACCACCACTTTCAGAAATACTTACATTAGTACCTGCTGTAAATGCTAAGGTTTCACTAGAGCCTAATGTATTTCCGCCTGCGGTAATTGTTCTAAAGGTGTTATCATTAGCGGTCATATCGTCAACAACAACATTTATCTTTCCGTTTGTGTCATCATAAGTAGCCGCTACCCTTGTTTCAGTATTGCTAGCGAACATACCACCAACTATGTCTTGCACTTGTTCTGTGCTTAACTGAGTATTTGTATTTAAGTCATCCACTACTAAATCTATCGTGCCGTCTCCATCTTGATATGTCGCACTAATTCTAGTTTCAGTATTAGATGAAAACATAGCACCGACTATATCTTGGACTTGTTCTGTTGATAATTGAGTATTAGTATCTGTTGACGCAATAGTTAAAGTACCGGCAGAATCGTCATAAGTAAGTGATACGTTACTACCTGCGGTCAATAAACCATCTATGTAATCTTCAACTTGTTCTTGACTTAACTGTGTATTAGTGTTAGTGTCTGCTGATGTTATAGTTACTGCACCACCGCTTTCTGTTATCGTTACATTAGAACCCGCAGTAAAAGCAAGTGTTTCTGATGCGCCAAGCGTATTACCACCTGCTGTAATAGTTCTAAATGTATTGTCATTTGCAGTCATGTCATCAACGACAACATTTATTTTACCGTTAGTATCATCGTATGTTGCTGCTACCCTAGTTTCGGTGTTAGAAGCAAACATACCACCCACAATATCTTGTACTGCTTCCGTTGTAAGTGGTTGTGTATCTGCTGTCATGTCATCGACTACAAAGTTAATTCTTCCATTAGTATCATCATAGGTTACTCCTATCCTAGTCTCCGTACCTACTAACATAGCCCCAACAATGTCTTGTACCTCTTCGGTACTTAATTGAGTGTTAGTATCACTAGAAGAAAGTGTTAATGTTCCTGCGCCATCATCATAAGTAGCAGTAACATTTGTTCCGCCTACTATAAGACCGTTGACAAAATCTTCAACTTGTTCTTGAGTTAATTGAGTGTTAGTATCAGCAGAAGCAAAAGTAATTGTATCGCTTCCTGCTGTTGTAGTAATAGTTACGTTAGAACCTGCTGCAAACGTAAGTGTATCAGTAGCGGCATCTGCAACTACGTTATCTTGACCGCTTACTGCTACGGTACTGAAAGCATTTTGGTTATTCTCACCACCTGCACCTGCGGCTATCCAAGTAAAACCTGTTGTTGCTTGGTCATAACTAAGTAAATAATTATCAGTAGGAGAATTAGTCGCTTTAAGATTTGCTTCATCTATTACATTGTCTGCTATAACAGTAGCACCATCAGCAGAAGATGTTACTTCACCACTATGGTTAGGGTGAACATAATTATTTGCAGAAGTAGCAATACCATCTAACTTTGTTTTTAAGGTATTAGTAAAGTTATTTTGTGTTAACCCTCCGTCTCCTACGCTGTATTCAGTATTTGTATCTGTTGAAACAAAGTTTAGTTTACCGTTGGTGTCATCGTAAGTTACGGAAATGTTAGTTTCAGTACCTCCATCAACCATAGCACCTATTATATCTTGTACTTGTTCATCAGATAGTTGAGTATTTGTATTAGTATCGGTTGATGTAATAGTTACTGCGCCTGCATTCTCACTAATAGTAACATTAGAACCTGCGGTAAACGCTAAAGTTTCGCTTGCGCCAAGAGTGTTGCCCCCCGCAGTAATGGTTCTAAAAGTATTTGTATCAGTAGTCATATCATCGACTACAATATCTATTTTTCCATTTGTATCGTCATAAGTTGCCGCTACTCTAGTTTCTGTATTTGAGGCAAACATAGCGCCTATAATATCTTGTACTTGTTCAGTAGTCAATTGTGTGTTAGTATCTGTTACTGTATTAGTAAAAGTAATTTTATCTCCGCTACGTGCGATAGATAAACCCGTACCCGCTTCAAGCACCACATCGTCTGTACCACTAGCACTATCTGTTAAACGAATCTTTTCTTCATCAGCATTGTCGCCATCAACAGCAGAAATGCTGTAAGTAGTATTGTTATCTGATGATTGGTCGTCAACTACTAAGTCTATTGTTCCATCACCATCTTGATAAGTTGCAGTTATGCGAGTTTCAGTATTTGAAGTGAACATAGCCCCTACAATATCCTGCACCTGTTCGGTAGAAAGTTGTGTGTTATCATTGGCTGTCATATCGTCAACTACGAAATCAATCCTACCATTAGTGTCATCGTATGTTACACCAATTCTTGTTTCTGTTCCAACAAGCATAGCCCCCACTATATCTTGTACCGCTTCTGTTGTTAACTGCGTGTTTGTATCTGTTGAAGCAATAGTTAATGTTCCTGCTGCGTCATCATAAGTAACACTTACATTTGTACCTGCTGTGATTACCCCTGCTACGAAATCCTCAACTTGTTCTTGTGTCAATTGAGTATTTGTATCTGTATCTGTTGGAACAGCCCATGTAAAAGAACCATCACCATCTGAACGCAAAAATTGTGTAGCAGAACCGTCTCCGGTTACATTTAATTTACCTGCTGTAATTGCATCATCAGCGATTCTTGCTGTTGCGAATGTACCGCTTGTAATCTTACTTGCCGCTAGGCTTGGAATATCACTTGCTGATAATCCATCATCGAGAATGTTTATTTCTGCTTTAGTAGCAGTAATACCTAAGTTTGTTAGAGCGTTGCCCTGTTGTGTAGAAGTAAGTCCTTGACTATCGGTATCTGTTCTTAATCTGTTGCCTAAAGCAGTAGAAGTTGTTGTCGCATAGTTAGCGTCGTCTCCCAATGCTGCTGCTAATTCGTTAAGTGTGTTTAATGCTGCCGGTGCAGAATCTACAACTCCTGCGACCTCAGAATCTACATACGCCTTTATTGACTGTTGACTAGCAACCTTAGTTGCTGAGTTAGAAGCCATATTATCTTCGTCTAGTAAATCTGATGAGATAGCGTAATTGTTAGCACTTGCGGCAATACCGTCTAGTTTGCTATGGTCTGCGTCTGTAAACACATTTGAATCTGATGCGGAGTCAACAAGAGTTTTAATTTCTGATGCTGTTTGGTCTGCTGTGGCGCTTGCCTCGATACTGTTTAATTTAGTATGGTCGTCATCAGTAAAGACATTAGAATCAGTAGCAGACTCAACTAATGTTCGTATTTCTGCTGCTGTTTGGTCTGCGGTTGCAGATGCCTCAATAGCATCTAACTTACTGTGGTCTGCATCTGTAAATACGTTAGAATCAGTAGCGGCTTCGACTAACGCTCTTATTTCTGCCGCAGTTTGGTCGGCAGTAGCACTAGCCTCTATACCATCTAATTTATTTTTTAGTGTTGTCGTAAAACTATTTTCTGTTTGGCTTGCTACTGAAAGGTCTAGTTTACCGTTAGTATCATCGTATGTTACGGTTATACCACTCTCGGTATTTCCGGCAATCATAGCACCTATTATATCCTGTACCTCTTCGGTAGTTAACTGTGTATTAGCAGTCATGTCATCTACAACAAAATTAATCCTTCCGTTTGTATCGTCATAAGAAACACCAATGCGTGTTTCAGTACCTACAAGCATATCTCCTACTATGTCCTGCACTTGTTCTGTTGTAAGTTGTGTATTCGTATCTGTACCTGTTATTGTTACTGCGCCCGTAGCACCACTTATAGAAATATTAGTACCGGCTACTATGGATGTTACACCTGTGTTAGTTAGGGTTACTGTACCGGAAGTACCGCCACCACTTAAACCTGTTCCTGCTGTTACTCCTTCGATGTCTCCGGTTGATGCAGCAACAGACGCTAAAATTACCCAAGCATCTGTACCTGTTTTTCTAATAGTTGCTTTAGCATATTGCGCTAAAGAAGTAGTACCACTAACTGTTACGCCGGATGCACCGGAAAGTGTTACTGCACCCGCACCTATATTTAATACGTGTATTTCAGTTAAATTATTCACAAAGGGAACATTAGCATTAGTGGGTATAGTAAGAGTAACCCCACTACCGGAATTAAAAACAACTAATCTACCTTCATCTTTACGAAGTAGTGTGTAGTCAGCAGTTTTAGTTGTTGCCGGTCTAACGTCAACAGAAGTACCGCCGACAGTCGAACCGTCTCCATAGAATAAAAATCCTGCATCTGCATCTTTATACAAATGTTGTGTATGAGGCGTTACTGCTAGTCTTTCACTTTCAGTAGTTAGAAAGATATTTTTATTGTCTGTTAATTTTTCTGCCATGCTACACGCCCCCTGTTTTTATTCAATACCGTGTGTCCTATTAACATTTCATATACCTATCCATAGAACCGCTTGACAATGGTTTAAATCAGTACTACCACTATGTCTAGTAATCCATAACAAATCACCGGCACTAAAAGCCAAAGCATTTACACCCAAGTCAACACTAAATGTAAAATGATATTCACCATTACCACCCTTATTAACAAGGGCATCTGAGGCTACATTAACTACAACAAAGTTACCGCTAGTATCAGTATTTTTAATAACTCTAAAAACATTATTGTTGCTATCGGTTATATCTCCACCTTGAAAAAGAAATGAAACTCTTTTTACTTTACCTGCTAACGGCATGGGATAACCAAATGCTACTGCCGAAGAATCATTACCTGCAACCCCTATTTTTCCGGTGCCGGTACCTAGACTTCTTCTTTCGTATGGTAAGGGGGATATGTTAGCCGCTAAAATAGTAGCCACTTGGGTAGCAATTTTATCTTCAATAGCCGCACTTGTCATTAATGAAGTATCGTTATCAGCAAAGGTTTCTCCACTTGTTTGTAAACTATCTGCCGCTAATTCGCTTACAGTAAGACCACTTACGTTAAATGTTATTGTCTCATCACTACTTTGATTAGTAGTAAAATCACCACCATTAGACAAACCTGTTCCGGCAGTTAATGTTATAGTGGAATCGTTTGCAGAACCACCACCACCGCTTGCATCAGCCCACACATAACCATCTGCATTAGGATTTACCTTGAGATATTTATTTGCTTGGCCGATACCTAACATATTTATTGAATCCATACCATTACCGTAAAGTAATGCGTTTTTTGTCAAAGTTTGTCTACCCGTACCTCCGTGATAAACAGGCGTATTACTAATAGCACCTATGGTTTCATAAACACCATCTGCTATTTGTCTAAAGTTCCAATCACCCCTAATAGTAGGTCTTTTTACACATTTGATAGTAGCGGCTTTGACATCTGTTCCTACTTCTCCATAAATCCTACCACCATCTTTTATTATTAACTCATTACATTCTATTGTAAGCCCCGCAGGGATTTTCCAATAGTTGTCTATAACGTCGTTTGTTTCAATCACTAACTTATGATATTGAGCGTAAAAGTTTTTTGTTGTAGTATCTCCAAAGTTTGTAGAACCCGTAACAGGGAAATTAAGTGCGCCATAAGATGACGTTTTAAGCGTCTTAAATCTAGCGGTAGTATGTCCGAACCTAAAGTATTCTCCGATAGCCGTCAAAGTACCTTCAAACAAAAACTCTTTGGTATAATCGTATATATCATAGTTAGTAGAAGTAACATCATCACCATTAAAGTTTAACATATCAACAGAACCATAATTATTGAAGTCTGTTCTTGACGCATCTGAATATATTTTTTTGGCTTTCATTTCTCCTGTGTAAGTAATATTAGGGTATACACCATCTACCATAGAAAAAGTTTGTGAACCAAAATTAAAGGTAAAAGTATCTCTTCCGGCATTCCAAACGCTTGTATCTGTCGTAAAATTAACCAATGCTTTAGTGTAGGTTGCACCTGCGCCGTCATAAGTATCTACGGATGGCGCACCTAAGAATGTAAATGTAGTTGTGCCTGCACCCCTAAATGTATTTTCTTTATGTACTAACAAAGCCCCATCTAATCTAACATCTAAAGTATTACTAAATGATATAATACCTGTGTAGGTAGATGCTATTGTTATATCGTGGTATTGTTGTGAACTACTAATAGTTAATGCACTTATTGTACAGTCGTTACCATTAGCACCATTAGATGTACCATCAAAAACAATACTGTCTCCATTTGCGGGTGCTGTGCCACCTACCCAATTGGCATCGTCTGTAAAAACACCACCGGACTCGCTTCCATCCCATGTTATTGTTGCCATTTATCTCACCTCTATTGCGAAGAGAGAGAACCGGACAACTCGCCACTTTTTGTACCGCTTGTTTTTGCGGCTGTGGCCTTTGTATAAAATGCTGTGCCGCCCTTCTCTTCTATTGCACTTAATAGCGACTTCGCTTGCCTCTCGAATGAGGCTAACTGTTGATTATAACGAATATCTGCTGTACCCTGTTCTTTTTCGGGAACAACAGAAGGTATGGTATCTATGAGTACTCTTAAGCAATCAACACATACCATAAACTTAATTGCACCTTCTATGTGTGCAGTAAGTGGTGCATTTGTAGAGTTAACCCCTACATAATTTGCTCTACGTACTTTCTTTTGTACTTCGGGAATACGTATGTTAAGATACTCGACAATAGTAGCCCCGTTCAAACCTCTTGGTCTGTTAAGTAAGTCTCTTATTTGTCTTGCAGATATATTAGTGTCGAGTACGGTTGCTTCTTCGTCTACTACTAATTCTCCTACATCAAATGACATTCATACACCTCTACTCATAGTCCAATGGTACGTCTATGAATACGGTGTTTGATGAAGGTTTCTCCGACCGACCAAGTATTACTACTCTTTGTGTAGCAATTATCCTATCAGTCATGTCGCTTGGTGGAAGCCAATACAATGCCTTTCTAGGTGAATCTAGTAATGCTAGAGGATGTCCTACATATCTTGAGCCTGCGTTACGGTGAACTCTCACCAAGTAACCCTTTCCGGCTTTCCAATGTTTCAAACGGTGTTCCATTTCTTTTACATCTGCTGATTCGGGCAACAATATACCTGCATCCTTTAGTTGGGTAGCAAGGTTAGCCTTAGACGGCTGCTTTTTCTTTGCAGCCGCCTTTGGCTTTGTAGCCTTCTTAGTAGAAGTCTTTTTAGTTTCTTTAGGCAATTAACCACCGCCCGTATTTAAGCACGGACTCCGGTCAACTTTAGAATCCTTCTGTTAGTACCGGAAGATGCGCCATCTTGGTGTTCGTGGATAACGCTACCCATGTAAGAAGTAAGAAGCCAATCGTAACCTACGCCCGGCAATCTTGTTAATTCTGTTTCTGTGAAACCTTCACCGTTGTATGTGAAGAACTCGGCTGTATCTGCGCCCGGAATTAGCATTAGTGCATCGTTTCCGATTGCGTTGCCGCTTCCGTAATCTCTTGTGTAAGAGATAGACATAGATGCGATTCTAGCCAAGTGGTCGCCTAGTGATTCTACTACGTTTCCGTATAGAGTTGTGTTTAGGATAGCACTTCTTACGTCAGCAGGTAATACTAGTGCAAGTGGCTCGTTACCGCTTACTCTACCTTCTGCGAAGATGTTGTCCATACAGTTTAGTATGTCGCCTTCTTCGTCTGCACTTGCGTGTCCGAATACTTGTGTTGCCGCAACTGCTGTTGCACCTGCACCACCGTAAAGTTTCGCTAAGATGTGGTTGTCGATTGTGTCAGCCCTTGCTCTTACGATAGCAAGTTGTTGACGGTCGATGTTCTCGAAAGATTCACCACGTAGTCTTACTGCGTCTAGGAAAGTAACACGACCTTGACCCTTTTCGAGTTTGGTTGTGTAGTTTGCTGTTCCTAGGTTGGTTGGGTCAGTTAGTGCAACGTCATCTAATGGATAACTAAATGTACCTACTACTCCTGTGTACCACTTAAACTCTAACCAAGGTACGCTACGAACACCGACTAAATCGGTTGCGATAGCGATTGTGTTAGATTGTAGTTGGATAAAGTCTCTTAGAGTTTGCTCTAAGACTGCGTCTCCAACTGAAAAGGGGCCGACTGCTGCTGTTGGGTTTAATATTTCTTCTAATGTATTGTTCATATCATTCATCTCCTATAATTTACTTCTATATCTAACAAGATACAGGAATGTAATCTCCTGCTGCAATAGCGCCTTCACCACCAAAGTAGTAACCTACTAGGGTTGCCGAGTTAGAGGAATCATCATCAACAGTACCGTTTGTTCCTGCTGTTTGTGTTAAGTATATTGGTAGTCCAAACTTAGGTGAAGCAATTGCTGCACCTGCTTTAAGATAGCAAATACCGTCAAGAGGAAGGATTGATACTGTTCCTGTTCCTGCTGCTTCCAATGCTGAATCTGCATCTCTACTTGATTCTGCCATTGTGTAGCCGATTGGTGTATCGTCTACTGATGCAGTCATTAGAATACCACTTGCGTGATATTTAACTACTAGTCCTTTGCTTGCGAATGTTTCTTGTATGTCAACTACGTGTACGGGGTCGTTTCCTGAATATGCTACCATTTTATCTCATCTCCTTGATGTCATTGTACGAAGGTGCAGACATTCTTGTTCTTTCTGCCCCTGCGAGTGTTTTGTTCCATGTGTTTGCCCAAAGGTTAAATGCCTTTGCGTAAACTGCTTCATCGTTTGCGACCATTCTTCCATTCAAGTAGTTTGCTACTTGTGGCGCTTCTGATGCTTCTACTGCTTCGACAGGTTTTGTCTCAGATGCAATAGGTGTCATCTCAACAGGAGTTGGCGCAGGGTGCGCTTCTTCCCAAGATGCGATAAGTGTTTCTAGTGTAGGAGTAGAAAGTTCATCGTGGCCGGACATTCCCAACTCAGATGCTTTAGTAACTAAAGTCATTCTTTCTTCTTCTGCTTTTGCGGCCACTTGAGCCTCGAACTCAGCGACACGGCTGTTAGCCAAAACTAACTCAGCCTGCATAGCCTCGATTTGTGCTTCATAATTTGTTTCTATGTTTTCTTCTTCGGTCATACTTTTCACCGTTGGTTGATTAACGTCAGCAATTGAATGACCTATAAAGGTTGGCTCACTTGCTATCATTTCTTCTTCGATTACTATTTTTTCAATAGATTCTACATTTGCTCGCTCATAAGCGGGTTTCACTACCAACGCTAAGTGGTCGAAAGTGAAATCTTCACCGAATACAAGTCCGTTTTCGTCTGCTGATACAGGAATACCCGAACCACCAATACTTACGCCGTACCCATCTTCTTTCCATAGACCGGATGCTAAACTTGGGAATAATTCTGTTTGAGTAACGTGTGCTACATATCTTACTTCGTAGCCATTATCTGTTTTGAAGAAAGAAGCGCCAACTATCCTACCGACGTTAGATTCTTCTATTCCTTCTTCGTTTCTTGTAAATCCTGCGCCATTTTCATTTGCTGCCGGATGATATAGTGTTAAGTCTGAATCTTTCATTTGTTGTGCAACACTTCTAGCACCTTCTTCGGTCAAAGACCAATTGTTTTTATTCATACCTTCGTGGAATGCTATGCCTCTTATTTCATAGACAGTTTTTCCTGTTTCTGCGATAAGTTTTGCTTCTATCTCTTCTAGTTTTAACTCTAAAGTAACTGCTACCTTGCGACATTCACCATCTATCATTTTTTCACCGTAGCCACATTCTGCCGCTTTTTTCTTATCGTCATCATAGTAACCTTCGACTTCAAACTCATGTCCTTCATGTGCTTTCATACATTCTTCTTTTGTATATCCTGCTTCTTGGCATCGTGTCATATATTCATCGTGTGATTCTGTATCGTTAGGTGTTGGTTCTGCTGCTTCGACTTCATCAGCCTTACTTTTAATAGGAATACAGTTAGGTACTTTACGGCCATTTTTCATTTTCATACCGTATTGTTCGTAGCCTTCTGTGCATGGGTCGTCTGCGTCTTTTGCTTCTGCATTTTCATCATTACAACCGCAACCGCATGGGCTACCATCTTCTGCTTCAACCTTTTTACCACCACGCCATTGTCTACAAGACCAATAACGAGCCTTCCATTTGGGGCCGGGGCTTTGACAATTATGCCTAGACCTAAACGCTTTTCTTCTAGCGGGGTCATCTCTTTTGATTTCCATGTTAGGGTCGCCAAATCTTACTATGACTACATTACCGCTACCATTTTTAGTATAAACTGCGAACTTTTTAGCACCGCCTTTTGTACGAAAAGGCTTATTGAGCGTAACGCTACGCCCTTGATACTCGGCAGCCGTAACATCTTCTTCATCCCATTCTTCGTATGCTACTACTTCGCCACTACAACCGCATCCACACGACATGATATGTTTCAGTTAAGGAATGTCTTATTAACCTACTCTTGACCTTCGGGGCATTCAAAACAATTACCTAGAGTACAAAAGCCGCACCAAATGCTACTATTCATTTTTTCGACTCCTTTGTTTTTCCGTTAGTAATTTGATATGCTTCCATATCTAAAGTGTGTTGTTTTTGCATTTTTTCCATTTCTAAGTCATGCTTCATCTTAAACTCTTCTAGTAGTCTTACGTGAGTCTTTTCAGCGTCGGTTGCTTGAACATCAGCAGAAAGTCTGTCGGGTAATACTGCAATTTTAGCACTTTCTTTACCTTTAAATAAATCTAAGACACTTGTTATAATCAAAAGTGCAGGCCCCCCTAGCAGACCAATTACTGTAAGTTGTGAATCTGAAATATCTCTTTGTTCTACGATACTAAAGTAAGATGCTGTTGCTGCTATAACAACCCACGCCATAACTACTCCCATGCCAAAAGTTAGCATTAGAGTCTCATTTGGATTAGTCATTTTCATCTGAGCCATGTTATTACCACCACCCCTATGTCTTATTAATACTTTGCTTAATATAATACCTAGTACACCACAAAAGAAATATATTAACCCTAAAATTAAACTATCAGTCAACAAGGTCGCTCGCACCATCCTGTGAGTTTTCTCTTGGTAAATCCCCTACTTGCTTTGGTGCTTCTGTCATTTTTCTTTCATCACCCTCTTTACCTATGGTTGGTAGGTTAAGCAAATCAAAAGATTGGTTTAGTGTAAGAAGTCCTGCATTGTAACCCATAACGGTTCTTTGCATTATATTTAGTGGCGTTTCGCTATCCATAGCCTCAAACTTAATTGTAGGCAAATCTTGTTTGCGGTAAGAGATACCTAACAAGTCTAAGTGCATCATAAACATTTTTGTTGCTGATTCACTCAAGATTCTGTGCATACGGCTGATTGCTTGAACAGCCCAAAGATTAGCGTTGAATGTTGCAGCAAAGGTAGAACCTTTCTCTTGACCTGCTGCTACTCTTGGTACTTGTAGTACAGCCGCTATGTCTGCGTTAATTGTGTCGAGGAAGCCTGTATTGTTTGGCAAACTGTTGCCTACATCTACGTGATGTAATTCTACGTAATGAGGAAGAACAGGTATTTGGTCGCCTCGCAGCCCCTCGAATAGAGTAATTACTTCATCCATAATATGTTGAAGTCTTTGTGCCTGTTCAGCAGGGTCTTGTATGTGTTCGATAGCAGATTTGTCAATTGTAATAAACTGCTTTGTCATTGAGTCCTCTAAAGAAACTCGATTGTTCATACTGTTATATTTCATGCGTATTGGTTGCTTTAGTGACGTAAATCTACTTGCGCCCCACACACCATACGTTCTGCGTAGTTTATTATCGGTAAACCAATTAGAACGATAATCTATCCTTATGTGTAGTATTTCATTTCTAGGAATAGCACGTTCATAAGAAGTAGCCTCTCTAAGCATATACGTCTTAGCCTCGATAACGGGGTTATCTTCATCAGCAACGAAGTAAGAACCTAGACCACCTCTTTCATCAACGATTGTTATTTGTTTTATCGGTAAACTTTGTATGTCTGTGATACCTACACCCTCTTTACCTACTATTTTGTTGATGTCATTACCGTAGACCATAAGACTTCGCATAGCATTTATCATAATGTCATCAAAGTCGAGAGTATCTTCTACTAACTCACGTATAGATTCTCTTATTTGTGAGTTTTTACCATTAGAGTAATTTATTTCATAGTTATTGGCCGTAAGAGATACCGCACGTACAGCACCGTTCAATTCGGGGTCTAACTTTAACATACTATCGTAAAGGTCAAACTCATTATCGTGGTTGCTGTCTTTTCTCAATCTTTCAGTATCACGTACAATATCGGGTACACCTGCTACTTGATTGAAAGGCTCAATCATCATACCTGCTCTTTGTATAATTGGATTAGGATTCTCTTTTTTGGTGTTACCACGAAATATATTCCACCTGCTACGCTCGGCCATATCATATCGAGGGTATAATTGACGTTTAATACTTCGTTTTTATTTTTTTTAATGTTTTTGTGATTTACTGAAAGAATAAAACGCTTTACTGCTCTATTTTTTTTTATTTTTTTATTTTTTTCTTTAATGTAGAGAAGTTAACTACGTTAACTAATAGAGGGTAAGGGGGTTTACCAAACATATTATAGAAGAAATAAAAATAATTACAGACAGCCTAGCAGTCTAGCGGTTTATTTATTTTGTAAAAGACCAAAACAATAGAAATTATTATGCTAATACTTATATATCCCTTCAATTTATCCTTGTTTATGCGAAGGGTGCATGGAGGCAAAGACCTCATCGAGAAGTTTGCGAAAGATAGAAGTTTTAGTAATATTAGTGAGTTTGCTGAGTTTCTACACGAAGTTGAACCAAAGCGTTCAAAGAATGCTTGGCGTTCTGCCATCCAAAGGTGGATGAAGGAAGGAAATAGCCCATTTAAGGATAAAGAAGAGTATCATAATGTTGTTAACAACCGAACAAAGGTATATCACGATGAAGCGGCAGATAAATACTTAGTAGTGATGGAAGCGATAGATGGATTCTATGTAGTGGAGGGTGAAAAACACCGAGCCATGAAAAAAGCATATTCTGAGGCGGGAGGTAACTTAACAATTGAAGAAATGGCTAGAGAGTTTGAAATGCCGCCTGCTTGGGTAAGTGAATACGTTAGAGTTAACAAATGGACTCACGGTATGCAACCATTTACGGATAAAGAGATAGAAGGTAACACCGTTGATGATTTGGTTGACGAAATACTAGCCATGCGTAAAATTGAGATTATTAAGAAGGCAGAAGGTAAAAGATGGAGACAAGTTGAGAAAGATGCTATGAAATATAACTACTTTAACGAGACAGTCAAAAAAGATTTCTTGGAAATAGCACAAAAGTGGAAACCTGCTTCCGTAAAGCGTACTAAGGCACAAAAAGAAGGTGATTTTGCCGTCGTACTTTCCCCAACTGACTTACATTTTGGTAAATATGGTTGGGTTGATGAAGTTGGACAAAGTTATGACTTAGAAGAGGCACGACATAGAGTTTTGACAAAGACCGAAGAGTTGTTGAAGAGACTACCTAGTAAGCCGGAAAGATTCTACGTTGGTGTGGGGTCTGATTGGTTTCATGTAGATAACGACGTTGGTACAACCACAAAGGGTACGGCACAAGATATGGCCGCTACGCCTGCACAAATATTGATGGAAGGTTGTGATTTGGCTAGACAACATATTGACCTTTTGAGGACTGTTTCTGATGTTGAGTTAATATTTATGGGTGGTAATCACGATAGACATACAAGTATTATGTTAATGATGTACCTTGACGCTTATTACAAAGATTGTGAGGATGTAAACGTAGTAGTTTCTCCCGAAATTAGACAATATGTTACATACGGTAATAATTTGATTGGATTTACTCACGGTGATGGTAAAGTTATGAATAAACTAAATGCTTTGATGGCTCACGAAGAAAGAAGTGCGTGGGGTAAAACATCTCACAAACTTTGGTTTCATGGACATCTACATCATCAACAAATGCGAGAAGCGGGTGGTTGTTTGATTATACAACTTCCTAGTCTTGCAGGTGAAGATAGATACCATAGTCGTAACGGATATGTTATGGCTAAAGCAGGGTTGTCTGCATATATTATAGATAAAGAAGAAGGGTTAATTGGTAGCCTGTTTGCGCCGGTGGTACATGAATGAGATGGACTTCTGCTAAGTGTTGGTCGTGTGGGTGGGAAGCCCCACGTATGCAAATGCACTTGGCGGTAGAAGGTATATGTCCTTACTGTGGAAAGAAAGACTTACATCCGAGGTGATATTATGGGTTTTATGCAAGATTTTTCTATGGAACGTAGTCGAAAAGACATTAAGTATTTCTACCAATGGTTAGGTTATACTTGGGGCGACCACATAGGAGAATGGATGGAAATGTACGGTGATAGAAAGGGTGCAGAAGTGCATCGTGTTTGTATTATTGCACCACGCGACCATAGTAAGTCTACTACTCTTAGGGTAAAACTATTACATCAATGTTTGTTTGAAAAGAAGGCAAATGGTAAACCTTTTACTTGTTGGTTGATTTCTGCGAGTAAAGATACTGCTATTAGAAGATTACAAGAGATTAGAGAGGACATGAAACAACATCCTCAGTTGTCTAGGTATCTCGACCCGAAGAGAGGTAATAAAACTGAAATGTACTTTACCAATGGGTCTTGGATAATGGCTACATCAGTAGGTTCAGCGATTCGTGGTGAACACCCTGCTTGTGTAGCATTTGACGATGTGTTAGTTGATTCTGATGAAATGAATCCTCACACTTTACAACAATGGTTTAGGAAGGCAATTTCCCCTATGCTTTCGCCCGGAAGTACGTTTTACGTGGTTGGTACGCCTATGTCTATGACTGATTTGTACCATACTGAAATGTTAAGTAAAAAGACTTGGAAAAGTGGTACTTGGGGCAGTATAGTAAACTATGATGAATGGAAATCTAGTGATGGGGATATTGAGCCTAAAGCACTTTGGCCGGAATACCGTAGTGTAAAGTTTTTGTTAGAACAGAAAGAAGCGATAGGAGACTTGGAGTTTTCGCAGGAATACCTGTGTAGGGTTGTTGACGATGACGCTTCGGTATATCCTAACAACCTAATTCGTAAGAATCTTATCATGGAACACACTATACAAACTGATAGGTTAGATAACAACAGATATATTATAGGATTTGACCCTGCACATGGTCTTGGTAAAGATTACAGCGTAATGATATGTCTTAGACAAGACGAACAAGGATTTATTCATTTTGTAAATATGTGGAGGCGTAACGATTTCCCACCGGATAAGCAAGCGGATATGTTAATCGAATGGTCTAAGAGATATGGTAACTGTGGAGTAGCAGTTGAGGATGTGGGTTTTCAACAGATGTACGAAAGTTTGCTTGCACAAAAAGGTGCGGTAGTGGATTATAGACCTAGTAAGGTAGGCAACAGGACTTTGAAGCAAGGACTTCTAAATAGACTTAGGGTTTGGTTTGAGAGAGAGATGATTGCATTTCCTTATGGTGATGATGAAACCCGTAGGATGGTTGAGATTATCCTAGAAGAATTAAGACTTCACGCTTGGCGTGATGGTGTAATAGTGGACTTAGGTGTTCACAACGATACAGTAATGGCTCTTGCACACGCAATAGACCAATTTACATATAAGATTCCCGATATGCCGGTAGTTATGAAAACTATGACGGGTGGACAATGGTTAGGTGGTAAAGCCAAAATCAATAGACCCTCTAATACAGGCATTGGTGGGAGAGTAATGGAGAGAAGAAGATTATGAGAACAGTATTTGGCCCAAAAAGTAAAAAGACATTATATTTAGACCGTTTGCAGGAGTTAGCAGACTCGGACTATTTCGACGAATGGAGAACTAACGAGGAAGTTATGTGGAAGGTAAACGAAGTTGTACCTGCCCGATGGACTCAATTGCATTCTTGCGGGGTGCATAAGTATATGCGTAAAATTAAACAAGCAGATTCAATGGAAGATAAATACAAAAAGGTCATGGGTAAGAGAGTACGCTATTGGCGCAAAAGGTTATAAATATTTTTTTTCAAAAAAATTGTAAAAAATTGTTCGTGGTGCTAGGCGGGTATAGGTACGTATATCGGTGTATTTTTGGAACTAAGTGTAGTAAACTACACTAGGTGTTATACACTACACTTGGTGTAAAAAACTCACCAAAAAAGAGCCAGGGAATGCTAGACCGGAAGCCTTATTAAGGGGTATGCTGACCGAGGCTTGAGGCTGCGGGGCAGTTTTGTGGGATTTGCGATAAAGGCAAAGACCTGCGGGAACGGCAAAGCGTTGAAAAATGCTTTGCTTACCAAGAGGGTTCAACTTTAGGTGTGATAGCACCTACTGAGTCGCTGGCTAAAAATATCAGCCCAAGACGAAAAAATGAAAAATGGCCGGAGTCAATCTAGTTATCTAAATTGATAATGACACGCCAAGAAGTAATAACCCTTTAATTAGGTAAGATGTAAGGAATCTCGGAACGCATCTATAAATAAGAAATTGAAAAGGGAGGTATATTTATTTCAGTTATAGAGATAACTATATCACATGACACGCCTCACGATTTTTTCAGAAACCTTGTTGTTTTGTACCCAACCGGTACATACAAGAGGCCGATTGAAAGTTCGGAAAGGCGTGACTCAAATTGGTTTGTCCTTGAGGTGACTTCGGAAACATTCGTAAAGCAATTTACGAGTAAGGAAGAAGATACTCCAAAGGTCAAATTAGTATGGTTCGCTAGGGAAAGGGATGCCGGTCTTATGAAAGATTGGCGTTCTGACCCTGTGAACTACACCCCTTAAGGGTGTCATGTGGTTGTAGTCACAAAGTCTTGTGGCCTTAGCACTAGAACATCGGGTAAGCCTAAGCGTAAAAGGGAAAGCACAGATTACACAAAGCCCACCCCTCTATATGGGGGGTGTGGCCTAATATCATTAATAGGATGGACATATAATGAATATGAGAGATGAATTAAAGATACTTATAATCACGGATGAATACGAGTATTCAGAATGGATTATTGACGCTAACTGTTAGAGTTAGCCGAGACGGAAATACGTAAAACTCTAGGGGGGCAGTAATGCCTCCCTAGTAGTAATAATAAAAGGAAGTTAATAATATGAAGAATGGTAACATAATTCGCTGTATCTTATGCAATCATTTCATCAGACCTAACATGGGTTGGACATTAGGTAATAATGCTCAGCCTTTAGCACAAGGCCGATGTTGTGATGAATGCAATAAGTTAGTTATTGAAGCGAGACTACTTAGAATTGTCTTTGAGTAAATAATTAATGAGACGGACTAACATAAAATTGTGGGGGGGTAGTGCTGCAACACTACCGCCTCACTCTTAACTTAACAAGATAAATAATTATAATAAAGGAGATGATAATTAATGAATGAAATAATTTCTGATATGAGAACAATGGTAAAAGAAAACCCATTAAACTACCCTAACGTAAGTCAGTTTACTGATGCTATGTGGGAATCCCCCTTCATGCAAACATACGGTGAAGAAGGACAAAAGTTTGAGAATGGTGAAGAAATACTTACTGTTAACGGTACTAGTACCGGCCAAGCAGTATGGAATCTGATGTGTTCTAAGAGAGATTTAGCACTATGGACTAGAGGTATTAAGCCTCATAGGCATTGGAAAGTTTCTGATGCTAAGTGGTACTTTGGTATCAAAGGAAATAGAGATAAATTGCTCAGTCAGATAACACTTATACATGATGTAATCGTAAATGGTAAAGCATAAATGAATAAGTAATAACATAAAATGGTGATGACCCTAACCAATCGTAAACCCCTCATGGGATGTCGGCAGGCATCTCATGGGGCGGCCACCTTTTTATTTGTTTTATATTTTAAGTAGCGCCCCTATCCTAAAAAGAAAAAGCCGGTTGAAATCCAAATCCAA